CGCGATACGATGTTTGCAGCCCCGTTACTCGACGAAAACAGAAGATCGTATTCTCTAAATAATCTAGGTAAAGATTTCTGTGCTGAGGAGAAAGATGAAACGCTTCTTGAGATGGCTGCTAAAGCATGGGGTGTAAACGCAAAGAGCGGTATGTGGTCACTCCCTGCGAAATATGTTGGGCCATATGCAGAACAAGATGCAGTCCTTACTCTGAAGTTGTGGAAGCTACTTAGTAAGCGGATCGAGGCAGAAGGATTACAAAAGATTTTCGATCTCGAGTGCGACCTTATACCACTGCTGATCGAGATGCGATGGAGAGGTGTTCGGATCGACACAGCGAAAGCAGAGCAAGCCTCGGAGCAGATGTCGAAGAAAGAACAGCAACTACTTGTAGAGATCAAACGTAAGTTCGGAACGTCGATCGATATCTGGGCGAGCGCGTCAATACAAAAAGCGTTCGACGCTAACGATATTTGGTATCCACATACAGCGAAGGGCGCACCTAGTTTCCAAGGGCCGTGGCTCGAAGCTCACGAACACGAACTACCAAAGATGATCGTCGAAGCTCGGAAGATTAATAAAGCTCGGACGACGTTTATCGAAGGCGCAATCTTAGAATATTCACACAACGGTCGGATACATGCTGAAGCGCACCCGTTAAAAAACGACGGGGGAGGGACAGTGACTGGCCGGTTTAGTTACTCTAATCCAAACTTACAACAGATCCCTGCTCGAGACCCACAGATCGGCAAGATGATCAGGTCGTTGTTTATCCCAGAAGAAGGAGCAACGTGGGGGATCTTCGATTACTCACAACAAGAACCTAGGATTACGGTCCACTATTCAGCATTACTCGGACTCCCAGGATCAGTTGACGCAGTCAATGCATACTCTAACGAAGGCGCTGACTTTCATCAGATCGTAGCAGATATGGCAGGGATACCTCGGAAGCAAGCGAAAGATATCAACCTCGGGCTGACTTACGGTATGGGTAGGGAGAAGTTGATTAAAGAGTTAGGGCTAGAGCAAGACGAGGCTGCTAGATTGTTAGAGGTCTACCATGCAAGAGTTCCTTTCGTTCGAGCGATACAAGATAGGTGTACTCGGACTGCTCAAGAGCGAGGATATATAACAACACTCGCAGGTCGGAAATGTCATTTCGATTTGTGGGAACCAGTTGGTTATTTAGCTGACGAAAAGAGGACACCGTTACCTGAACAAGAAGCTCGAGACCAGTATGGAGATAATCTCAAACGATCGTTTACATACAAAGCTCTGAACAAACTGATTCAAGGATCAGCCGCAGATATGACGAAGCTGGCGATGCGAGAGTTGTGGAGAGAGGGGATGGTGCCGCACATACAGATTCACGATGAACTAGATTTCTCGATATTTAATAAAGAACAATCGGAGATGGTAATAGATAAGATGATCAACTGTGTCGATATGAGAGTACCGTTGGTAGTAGATTACGAATCAGGAGACAACTGGGGAGAAGCGGTATGAGAATACGAAGCCTCAGTCAAGAGCAGATTGCTAGTAACGAAGAATACTATCGTCTCGTATATGATTTATGGAAACAAGGAACGACTTTTCGAGAGATCGGAGAACGGTTCGACGTAACTAAACAACGAGCGTGGCAAATCGTAGAAAGAATGAAAGAAGGCGAAGGAGACTATTATTATAAACATCGCAACAAGGTCGCCTCTTGATTTTTCCAGGTGAGTGGGATCACGTTGCTCTTCAGACTGATGATGAAGAAGTCAACGATATATTCCAAATGCTTCATGACTGGTTATCGCAAGCTCATAGATCGAATATGGATATGTTCGAAATTTACCAAGCGATGACGTTAGTCGGACTTGTAAATGTTTTCCATATGTCCGGCCCAGAGACAAAAGAAGCTGATGAATTTATGAAAGAGTTAAAGCAAATCGTTTTTATGCTTTTAGATCATTACAACGAACAAGAAGAACAGATTAAACATTGAGATCGACATGGCAAAAGAAGCATCGCTCTGGGCGTTATTAAAAGAACATCTACCGAAAGGAGCTCACTTTCAGCGGATCGAGACAGGAGGTACAGGCAAAGGAGTTCCTGATCTTAATTACTGTTATCAAACTAAAGAAGTTTGGATCGAACTTAAATCGATCGAAGGATTAAAATCGACTCTCACCCCGTTCCAGATAGCATGGCTTTACAACAGATACAGAGCAGGAGGAAATGCTTTTGTGTTGATGCGCAAAAATAACAGTAAGAAAAAACAGATTAAATTATTTTCGCCATGTCAAGGAATGACCTTCGAAGAATTTGCAGCTTTGAATTGGAAAACAGAATCTTTAATTACTCTAAGCATTCCGTACAAGTGGGAGGAGCTGTTTAAGATGATCGAACTATACTCTGATTAGTGCTTTACTTTCGTAAACCTCGCGGTTAAGGTATTAAAAGTAGCGCCGTGACAGCGTTACGACAAAACGTAGAAAGTAGAACTTACATAAGGAGACTACCCATGGTAGCAGCAGTAGAAAGTATGGCTTGGACAGGCCAAGTCCCTTGGCACGGAGAGGGCGTTGAAGTGTCTAACGACCTTACCCCTCACGAGATGATGGTCGCGGCAGGACTTGACTGGTCTGTCAGTAAACGACCAACGTGGACATCGTCCAAGCCTATTGATCAATACGAGAAAGACGCCGACGGTAATATCGCGCTCGAACTATTAGAAGACCCTAGTCGTTTTACGATAGTACGCGACACCGATAACGCGATTCTTTCCTCATGCGGTTCAGGCTATAAGCCAATACAAAACGAACGCATCTTCGACTTCTTTGCGAAGTTTGTTAAAGAAGCCAACGTGAGTATGGAGACCGCTGGTAGCCTACGCGGGGGTAAAGATGTGTGGGCGTTAGCCAAACTAAACGAAACCTTTGAACTTCCTGGCGGTGACGAGATTAACGATTACTTTTTGTTTCGTCAACCTCACGAAGCCGGACACGCTATGATCATACGCGAGACCGAAATACGCGTCGTGTGTAACAACACTTTACAGTTCGCGTTAGGCCAAGCATCTCGCGGTGAGTTCCGTATGACACACAATACAGAGTTTACCGACGATATCGCTAAGAAAGCAGCCGAAGCGTTGGGGCTTATGAAACAGTCGCACCAAAGTTTCCAAGATGCAGCGCACCTACTAGCTTCTAAGAAAGCTAAACACAGTAACGTTCTTGAGTTTATCGCTCGCCTTAACCAACCTGACTTGTACCAAGAACAGCTTGAACAAGCTCGGTTGTTAGAAGAAGGCAAGAAGATCGGCGAGATGACCCCGTTACGTGATCAGTTTACGAAATACTCTGAACTGACGGTACGCGCCTTAGAAGAATCTCCAGGAGCCACCATGAAATCTTCTAAAGGCACATGGTGGGGCGCACTTAACGCAGTAACCTTTGTCGAAGATCATCAGCGTAGCGGCGAGAACCGAGCGTACAGCACGATGTTCGGCGAAAGCTCCAAGCGTAAATCAAGAGCACTTAACCTTGCTATTGAATATGCGGAGGCAGCGTAGTGGGAGAAGTTTTGAAGCTAGGTAATTCTGTCGTGATCGACCAAGACTTGATCAGCGAAACGTGGTGTTTACTACACGAGCTATCAGATCCTGAAGTTCTCAACAGACCCCTAGAACAATTCGAAGAAGTACAAGCATCCGCGAGAGATATCTCGCGGCAGCTTGCTCTAAAGATGGCGCAGCAAGACTGCGCCTTATCTGAAGCCGTTAAGACATTCGGATATTTATCTGAGTGGACTAACTCAATAGAAGAAGGAGGAAGTAATGTCGAATGACCCATGGGCTGACTTTAAGCCCGATATGGATGTTCCCTTACCAACCGATACTCGAAACTCTACCAGTTACCCTTGGGATAAGTTTCAAGTAGGCGCTTCGTTTTTCTTTCAAACAGACCGAGATGATGATACAGCGAAACGATTGAAGAATCGACTCGACCAATCGACTCGGACGTTTGCGAAGAAACAACAGCCCCCTTGGAAATTTACGCTTCGCGTGAAATTAGAAGAGGTCGATAAGAAAGAAGTAAGCGGTGTCCGAGTATGGAGGACTGAGTAATGACAGATGTTCGTGAAGATTTAATTGCTCTTGAAGCAGAGGTAACAATCTTACGCAATGATCTGAACAAGATGAGCAGCCGATGTGCAACTTTAGTTGACATGTTAAACATCTTGCTACAAGAGAAAAGCGTGATTATTGAGAATACTTTTAAGGAAGACAATCAAACAGAGATGTTTGATACAGGAGAACCAACGTCTGCTTACGTCAACCAAGATCGTTAATTACTGCTTTACTTTCGCGCTCGTCTTTAGTAAAGTAGTAAACGCTGGTATAAACCAGCTAGAAAGTATAACGTCATCATAGAAAGGAGAATGACATGGCAACAGCCAAAAAAACAGCAGCACCAGCTGTGAAAAAAGCCGCCGCTGCTAAAAAAGCAGCGGCGACCGTAACGACGATTACGGTGAAAGCACCAGAGACTGCGAAACGTGGTCGGGTAGCGCAGAAGTTTGCGTATACAGGTAAGCAGCTTTCGGAAACGAAAGTGAAAACCCCACAGTTTCAAGCCCTTGTTATTTCGATGCAGGATATCGAGAGCAAAGAGTTTGATCCTAAAAACTTCACCATGCAAGAAGTTGTTGATCTAGGTGTTGAGGAAGGGCATATCAGTATGCCTAATACCAAAAACCCAGAAAAACAGAAAAAGCGCATTATCGCGTGTTACAAAAAAGCCCTGATCGAAGAAGGGTTTATTGTTTCACTCTGATAGATCGGGGGCCACGGCCCCCATTTTCCATAGGAGAAAGATATGGAACTTGCACCTTATCCGAAAAAGATACGCAGCGTATCTCACGCTCTATATAGAGCAGTTGAAGAACTAGCCGGAACTGAGTATGCCGAAGATTTAGACGTTCTTAGAAAACTAAAAGAGTTTTGGAGAGAACACGACTATGTCGGCAAGCCTCCTACTAATTTAGACCACTTGCATAAATTAGTTGGAGTTTCAGGAACACCTTACATCGAAATGGATACCTTACCGAAAAAGAATAAAGCTGTCAGACATAGGTATCGGATCGCACGTTACGAAACTTATGCAGATAAAGAAGCTCCTAGAATCTGGGCTAGATGTGTCTATACGCATAAGAAGATCGAGAGAGGCGACGAGAACGCTTCACCTGAGCGTATCGCTCAACTCGAAAAGAAGATCGAAGATCCTTGGAAAACTGTTCGAGAGAGTAGACCTCCTCGGATAGTTTCTGAACAGAAAAAACCTTCTCATCGTATGAAACATAACTCTGAAGCGATTAAAACAATCGTCGAAGAGACCGCAAGAAAACATCCTCAGCTTGCTGAAAATAGAACACCTGATTTCAAACCGGATTCGTTTTTAATTATCGAAAGGCTGGCGATACTTTGCGGAGCAGCGTTTATTATGGCGATGGTTTCTTTTACAGTTTCTATAGTCAAAGATCTGGTGTGAGGTGAAAGTTATGACTAGCATTGAAACACAACGGCGCATAGACGCGGTACGCAAATGTGCGACCCGCGCTAAAGATGAAAAGATGAAAGTTTATTGGTACAACGTCGAATGGCGTCTCAGAAATCCCGAGAAGCTTCGGGCTTAGTGCTTTACTTTCGGGGTAGTCGCCGCTACGCTTTAGTAGTAGGCGCTACCCGCGCCCCCATAGAAAGGAGAATATATGACACCAATAGAAAAACTCGACGAGTTAGCAATGACTGTCGAACAAAACAACGCCTTAGAAAAAGTGTACGAAAGACACGTTGAAGGAACTAAACATCCAAAATTCGAGGGACTTAGTTACTACGACTGGCTTGTTACTTACGCTCATAGAGCAAGTTATGACCATTGTATTATAGCAGCAACGCCAAACCCCCTTGCACCGTGGCTTGGTATTGAAACTAACGGGCATACACACTCATGAGCTGGCGAGAGAAATACGATAGGCAGACCGATTTACTCGACGCTGCCTTCGACTTATTACCGCCCGAGATTCAACTTTGTTATAACGACGATTGTCGTTCATGGATCTCGGATGGCCCTGTGGAAGAATACGCCACAATAGAATGTTTACACTGTCAGATGCACAAAGTTTTATACAAAAAGATGCCTGAGATCTCTGACGAACTTTGGGATAGGCTCTTAGAAGATGCAGCTGATAAATAGAATATCGGTGAGGATATTGAGTCAGGCGACTGGTAGCGTCAGGCGAGATTCCTACCCCTTTCGGGGAGTTGAGAAATAGATACGATGAAGTCGGGCCTCACCCTTCTCGTCCACGGGAAGTTTTCATTACCGCAATCGTATCGACTACCAGACCCTAAACTTAATAGAAAGGAGAACGAGATGAAGGAATATAATTTCTTTTACGACTCTGGCCACGGTTGGTTAGAGGTCGAGTTTAGCGAGTTGTTAGAACTCGGAATACACCAAGAGATCAGTAAACATAGTTATGTTTCAGGATCGAAGGTTTACCTCGAAGAAGATTTTGATCAGTCTGCATTTTTTGTTGCACTAGACGAACAGAAAAATATCGCCGCTGAGATCGATATCGAATTCAAAATGCACGACGTTGATGGTTTTAAACAAGTTAAAAACCCTCGTCAGATGAGGTCATACGACCCTTCCGTAGAATACCAATGTTGCGTATGTGACGGGCCGATCGACGTACAAAGTAATGGCTGGGCGCACGGACATAACGCGCAGCCCCTCGCAGACGGACAGTGTTGCAGTAGCTGCAACATGATCGTCATCCAACAACGTTTAGAAGATATAAGGAGTGCAGTAAATGACCGTTGATATTGATCGCTTACGCGAATTAAGTGACGCCATGCTCATCGAAAAACATTTCGGTGGGGATGAGCCTGAGCCTGAAGAAGAGCCGTTATTAAAACGGTTCCAAACATTGATTTTAGAAATTGGTGCACGGCTTTCCGATGACAGTGATTACGAGCAAGACATTCGCCCTAGATTAGGGGAGCTTCTGGATTACCTCGAGGACAACGTAGAATGAGGGCAGTTATACTGATCTTGTTACTTAGTAGTTGTTCTACGCAACAAAGCGTAAGCCAGTGGGATTACATGAAACCAGAACACGTTAAATGCATTCCCAATAAAGAAATGAAGTTTTGTAGACAATACGGAGTTCATTTGATTTGTAAGTGTATCTCGCGTTAGTGCTTTACTTTCGCGGTAATCGTAAGTACCTTATATAAACCGCGCCGCCTACGGGCGCGGATAACTTAGAAAGCAGAAAGGAGACAGATATGTCTGATAAATTTGACGAGCACGACCTTGAGTATCGTGTATTCCGACGGCACTTCGAGTCGTTAGGATTTAGCAGTAACTTTGCTGGTAAGTTACACGATTTCATGCAGGAGGCCCACGCTGAGTTGCGTACGATAGGTAGTTCGATACCTACCGGAACACTCGCAGCGTACCCCGAGATCCTTAACTTAGCCATTACTTACGGTAAGTGGCACCCCCGCTCCACGCCGATTGACGAAGATACTGAGCTAGCTTCGAGACATTACTTTCCCGAGGATTACAAAACTCGTACTAGATTGCTCGACCAGTGGTTACTCGCAGAGCGACGTGAGGCAGATAATAGCGACTACCGCTCTGATAGGAAGTGGGTAAAGAACGTTGATAATTACCGAGACGACCTTGCAGGTGAGATGGCAGCGTACCCGATGTTCCCGATTACGTTCCCCGACGAGGTCGACGATGACCGTAACATTGCGGATTATGCAGATGCCTAGACGCTATAAACCACTACCTAGGAGTCGGGCGAAAGCCCGACCCTTCCGACCACTCACACTTACAGTGCGTGTTGACGACCACCGAGAAAAATACCCTTCTCGGATGCCTACCGCTGACTGTACGCAGAGACCAGATACACGACCGTCGACTCGTGCGACGATCGCCCCCGCCTATAACAAAGGCGCTTACCAAGTGATACCCGACTCGGATATCGAACATATCGGGAGATGATATGCGGAACGAAAAAGACGAAACGCCACTCGACGTGGCAAGAGGAAACGTACTACAAGAGATTTACAATCTTATTGAGTATTCTTCGGACGAAACTAAGTTCGACCAAGTTACGATCGGACATTACAAATCGATGTACTTCAAACTAGCTTCCGACTGGAAGATCGATATCCCGTCGAGTATCTTGACATGAAGTATTACATAAGCCGATTAGAAACCGCAAACCTATCCATCTCGACTGTCGTTAAACGATTGAAAGATTTCCGACCAGCCGAAGGTAAAGAATACGTTGTTCGTACCAAAGCAAGTTTGGATTTTAATTCTTGGTTGCCGAGCTTCCCAGTATACAAAGGTGTCGACGGAAAACTTAAGAAACAGAAAGACCGTTTCGTACTGGTCTTTTAGTGCTTTACTTTCGCGGTACTCCTAGCTACCCTTATTATAGGCGCGTACCCCGCGCCTAGGATTTTTAACGATAGAAAGGAAGAAAGTATGAAAGATCTAATTACGATAGACCTCGGCCCTGAGTTGATAGAACATTTCTTAAACGATAGCTTTTGGGAAAAGAGCGATGGCAGTTGGCCAGAAATGCAAAAAGCTGACGAAGAAGAAGTTGAAAGACTCAACGTTGCTGAGTTACCCTGCGAACCAGAAGAACTCATCATTGAGATATGTAACCACCCAAATGTGACAGATGCTGACCACTACCACTTCCAAGGTTGTTGCCACGTGATAACATTTAGGTGGAACGAAAAGCATTACAAGTTCGACATTTGGACTTACGGGCCAGTGAATACTTACGAAGCGACTCGTTGGACTGACCAGCCTTGGAGTGGCTAATTTACCCGCGCCCCGAAAGGGGCGCATTCATTTAGAAAGGAGAATATAGTGGAAACACTTACACAACGAGTACAAAGCATTGACTGGGGCCATTTGTATCGCCGACTCGAAAAAGAATTTTATCCAGAACGATTCGATAAAGAACAGACCTTCCCACAGTGGTTACAAGAAAACGTCAAGATAGAATACTTTAGCCCATCGATACTCGTACGGAGCGTACCAGAAGAAGACGACTATCGAAAAGAGCGAGCTGAAAACGGGTACGTTTACGATTTCTTTACATTAGGAAAGACTGGGTTCATTGATTCTGGAGACATTGATTCAGAAGTTTGGAACTTACAGTTCCCTTACCAGCTGACAACCAAAGATTGGCAAGAGCGCGAAACAGAGGAGATGAGATCGTATGACTAATGTATTAGCGATACGCACCGACGGGTTTACGAAAAACCTAGATAAAACTCGGATCGATAACGCCAAAACAATGTCGACAGGGCCGTGGAACGTAAACCCCAAACGACTGATCGAGACCGAGGCTTGGATTGTACTCTACCGAAACAATTACCCCGACGTGATCGCCACGATCAGAAAGCCATGGTGGGTAGAGACGACCAACATCCAGTTACATTTCAACTATGTAACGACCGTGAGAGATGATTTACGGTACGACTGTAAGCCATGGGATAGCCGACGTAACCCATTGCATTACACAACCTTCCAAGACATCTTCCCCGACGATATGCACGAAGACTATTTAGAGATGACCTACGTTACAGAATGGAGCGAGGTAGAACTCTACGGAGATGTCAGAGTCTCGGCTTAGTGCTTTACCCTCGTTTTTTCCCGCCTTACTATAGGCTACGGGCGCGTAACCGCGCCCTAGGATTTTTACCCATAGAAAGGAGAATAGTATGGAAAGTTTACGATTAGAGGAATATACCTTGGGACATCTTATGACCGAAGGTCATCGGACAGAATACAGGTTTAGCCCCCAGCTAGTCGCGATTCTTTGTAAAGCCGACGCGAACGAAAACATGGATATCTGCTTAGAGCTAACTAAGTTAGACGACGTAGATGACGATTACACAGAACACTACAATATGCCAGAGGACAGCGAGCACATACTCGTGACCGAGTGGTGTTCGATTGAAGAAAGCAACGAACCAGGAGTATGGTCGATATTTATGTTTCGTGACCCAGTTACGAAAAGTACGCGAATGATTGGTTGGATATGCGACGGACATTGTTATCCATACCTACGAAAGATCATCTAGAAAGGAGAACGATATGATCAAGGAACTATTCCAAACTCTCGATAAAGTAGAGACACTGATCTCAGCTAGTGGAGTTCGCGAGCGCGAAGAGTTTTTCGACTTCACCTACACCTTTTACCCAGAAGATATAGTCCCCGACTTGTTAGAAAAGGACGGGGAGTTCGTGCGACCTAACTTGCACCTGTTGGGATACACCCTAGTCCGAAAAGGACAAGAGTTTGATCAGGGAGCGATAGTCATTTGGTTACATACAAATGAGACGGACGGTAAGGGATTGTTGATTATGAGGGGTGCGCAATACAAAGCATTGCCCGACGCCGTAAAACCACACGTGCTGGAACATTTCATACCCCTGATCGGAGACGACGACATTTATGTCTGGACGCTAGTCAGTAACCTAGACGGTCCTCAGATTGAAGACGACGAATACGGAATAGCTACAGCCGACCCTGACTTAGGAATGAGATGGGTATTGACAGACCTGAGCGTGCTCGAGCTTCTGTACTAAACCCATAGAATTAGAGCTTCGGGTTACTGCTTTACCCTCGCTTTTTCCCGCCGTATTATAGGCTACGGGCGCGGCTACGCGCCCTAGGATTTTTACCCATAGAAAGGAGAATAGAATGGATATAGCCCATTTAGAAATTCATCACCAAGCGCAGTTGCGTAGTATGTACTACAGGCACAAACGCTTAC